TATGTGTAACTTCTTTTTGCTCATTTTTTATTTCTACTCCTGCTGATTTCATAACAAATATAGATAATGCTTCAATTAAATCTCCAAAAGTATTTCTCATTTTACTATTGTATGGAGCACCTTCACCTTTTATACCCTTAGCTTCCATTTGTAATTGGCATAATGGTCTACCTATATTTGACATTCTAGGTTTAAACTGAGACTGTCGTTCCTCTGAGAATTGTTTTCGAAGTATAGCTTTACAACTTTCTCCAAAAGCATCAACCAATTCCTCAGAGATAACAACAGGTTCTCTCGATACTTTATCTAAATACGTCTGTACTTTATGAAGTATCGTGTTCATTATGATGACAACACTTTTTCTGGAAGTTGATCATCCATATCATCAACTATCTCAGCATCAATCTTATCAGACCCATTAGGTGCTTTAGCTTTAGCACTATTATATAGATCAATAACTTCTTTATTTTCTATATCAATAGATTCTTGAAATACTTTCAATGTTTCCATATCAGCATCTGATAATTGAAGATTAGCATCAGCATTAACAGTAATTTCTGGAACATAAAATACGTTCCCACCTTTTTTCTGTCGTTTAGTTTCAAGAGAAAAAGAACAATTAAACATTAATTTTTTTCTTTTCTTCAATTGATCTAACGCAGCACTTACTGGTGAGAATGCTGTACCAGTTACTCTATACAACACTGGTAAATTTTCTACATTATGGGCATTACCATTAGCAGTTTTACCATCTTTAAAAGATAATAAACCATATACAAGTTTATAACATCTTATAGTTCTTTGTTGTTCTAGTTGTTCTGGAGTAAGATTTGCTCTTTCTTTGAAAGGTATCTTACCACATTTTGTACCACCAAGAATATCTATAGCTTCATCTTTCCAAGATTTAAAGATTATAGATCTATTGATGTACTCACCTTTATCAGCATCATAATGCATATACTGCATTGCACTTATAAATGGTCTTAGTGTTGCTGGTTTAGCATACACGTTTTGACCAACTGCTGAGTCATAAGTATAGAAGTGACCGACAGGAAGTTGATTTCCATCATCATCTTCTGGTGTACGATTAATTGCAAGCCTAGGTATATTTGTACCTGCACTTGATCCATCGTCTTGTCCAATAGCTTGCATAATTTGCTCATCAGACATTCCTTTTATATTTACTAGTTCATCAGACATTTGTCCTCCTTATTATAGTTAAGCCTTATATCATACTTTTGCAAAAAAGTCAAGATAAAAATAAAGTAATTATTGCAAATAAAAATATAGCTAATACACTCCATTTAAGTATCTGCGACAATATAATTATAGCATATGCTAACATATTTTAGTTTCCTCTGTTGTAGTTCTTACATCTAAACCATCAGAGTTTGCGTAATAACTCCACTCAGAATAAAACTCGTGGTTATCTTTTATAAACAATGTAGTTGGTTCTCCAACACATTTGTCTTTTAAATCAACATATTCTAAATATGCTGCATAGCTTCCATCTTCAAACTCATCAAGAGTTTCTAATGCTTCTATTTCTCTACTCATCGTACTATTTCTACCTCCTCCATATCTAACCAATTATATCCTATCTTGATCTCAGTGTCAAGGGGAACGTTAAAGTTTATATTGTAATACATTTTAAGTGCAGGTATTACATCTTCTGTGCCTTGCTTAAAAATTAATCCCATTTTGTAAGATTCATCTGGATGAACATCAGCAACAATAGAATCATGCACTGTATTTATAAGCAAACTTTTTACACCCTGTGCTTGCATTAGTTTAGATATTTGTATACATGCTAATGGTACTATGTCAGCTGTAGCAAATCCTTGCACAGGATAATTTTTTATTTGTGTTCCATAAGTTGATCCACCCCATGGTGTTCTTTCTGCATATGGGAATGAATATTCTCTACCAGTAGGTAGTTTAACTCGTTTATATCTTATAGCTTCATCTTGTAATTTATCATGCCATTTTTTTATATCTTTATACTTTTCTAAAAATTTAGAATAATATCTTTTTTCATCTTCTGTACCAGTTGTACCACCATACAAAGGTTTAAAAGTATGTGCCTTTGCGTCTTGTCTAGATACACCTATAATATCTGCAGTGTATTGATGTACATCTATATTATTTTTAATATCTTCCATGCCTTGTTTATCTTGTGATAAATAAACTGCAGTTCTAAACTCTAATTGTGCAAAGTCTACTTCTATAATTTGTCCATCTTTAAATCTAGATTTAACAACCTTACGAATAGGAAAAGTTTTACCTCTTGGTTGATTTTGAAAGTTAGGGTCTCTACTTGAAAGTCTACCTGTAGCTGTAATTGCTTGCATAAACTTAGGATGTAACAAACCTTTCTCATTTGTAAAATTTTCTATACCAGTAACAAATGTACCAAGATAAGTTTCTACTGCACCATATCTTACAATAGCATCTATAAATTCTTTAAACTCACCTTCAGCTTCACCTGCTATTTTATTTAATGTTATTCTGTCTGTTCTAAAACCTGCCTCTGCAATATCATATACACTTCTAGGTCTTTGATTAAATCCTGCTATCTTTGCCATAGGTGTATATACATATCCATCGCCATCACATTCAGAGCATTTAGTATAATTTTTATATGGACTTCCATCTTTTTTTATTTTTTTAATTACACCTTTACCATGACAACCTATACATTGTTCAGCTGTAGTTTTATGAATAACTTCTGTATTATCAGAAACTAAATTTCTAAATTGTATTCTAGAATACTGTGGTCTTTTTTTACTTTTACCAGTGCTCTTGTCTATACCTACATTAAATATTTTTGCCCAATGCTTTTTGTCTTTAGGTTTTTTAGAATATATTAACCAAGATAATTGTTCTGGACTAGCTAAATTAATTTTAGTATCACCCATCTGTTTATATACAATTGCATCTATCTTCTGTTGCAATGCATGAAACTCTGCTTGATATTCTTTTTTAACTTTATGTAGTTCTTCTAAGTCTACATGAATACCATTACGTTCCATATCAGCCAATACAATTAAAAACTCATTCATCATTTTTGCTGTCATAAGTAAGTCTTTATTTTTTGGTAATTTAAAATCTGACATTTGAGAATCAAATAGTCTTCTAGTTATAGCCACATCCATTTTACCATATTGTTCAACAACTTGATGTGGTATGTTTTGAAATGGTATACCTCTGTCTGTAAAATCTTTTATTCTATTATCTTTAGATCCTATCTTTCTTCTTCGGCAACACATCTCAAGTGTTAAACTTTTACGAATACCTTTATTAAGTATATACTCTCCAATCATTGTATCATAAACTCTACCTTCATATTTAAATCCAGATTCTAATAACCACATTAAATCAAATTTAATATTGTGTCCAACTAATAATGTTGTTGTATCTAATAGTTCTTGTATCTTATGAAAGCAACCTTTATCAATTTTTTCAGAATGGTTTGTAAAAAAATATTCATTATCTATTCCAACACTTACAAGAATATTGTCTGGGTGAAATGGTGATGGGTCATACCCACCATTCTCTGTTACTTGCCATGATGTCTCTACGTCTACTACTCTAATCATCCTTCGTACCTACTTATTTCCTTTCTAATTACACATTGTGGTTCTCCATGAAAACCATTTATTTTATTTTTACTTATACACAAAGTTCTAGTTCTATCAGATGGGTCTGCAGATTCATTCTTACCAATACCAATAATTAAATCAGCTTCTGCTGCCTTACCTGTCTTAGAGTTTTCCATCATATCAAACGATATACTATTTCTGTTATGTGCGTCTGCTGATGCTTGAGATATAGCAATCACTGCACAATCTCTACGTTTAGCAATCTCTCTTGCACTTGTATATATTTCTCTAAGTTTTTCATCTGTTCTTGCATATGTACCAGAAACATTTATTTTGTCAAGCTGATCTATTATAATTATATCTGGTTTATGTTTTTCACAATGAGCATCAATATCTGCTATTGACCAATCAACTGTATCAAACATAGATAAATTATCTTTTATATCTAACCAAGACTCTCTTGCCTCATCTGGTAATTCCTTTACCTCTTCTCTAGTCATACCTGTATAACAAGATATAGCTCTCATCTGTGTTCTTATTGCTGGTTCTTCATTTATAAATGCATGTATCTTTGCACCTTGTTGTGCAAAGCCATCTGGTCCAGAGCATAAGCTAACCCAAAAAGCTGTCTTACCAGTTTCTGGTCTAGCAAATGCTATCATAAGATTACCTGGACCTATACCACCAACGTTGTTTTTTAACACAGGAATGTTAAACTGCCATTTAGTTGTTACATCTAATAATCCTAATACTTCATTTACATCTGAAGTAACTGCAGGATTTTTTTCTTCATCTAAATCTTGTTTGTGATTTTCAATCATAGACATAATTGAAGTAAAGTTTGCATCTTTACCATTAAATATTTCAGTAGCCTCTACTGCTATCTTTTGTGCTAAGTCTCTATTAGATAAAACTTTAATAATATCTTTAGCAATCTCTTTGCTTGGAACTTCAACTTCTTTTATATCTTCTACAAGTTCACTAAACTTTTCTCTGGCTGCACGTGTTAATGCAGGATTAAATACAGTTGTATGTAAAGAATATAATTCATCTAGTTTAATATCTGAATCATATTTACTATGTGCTTTTTCAATTGTCTCATATAAAGAACTTATATCTCCAGAAAAAATAGTATGAGATATAGCACCTCTATATTGCGTATAAAAATTTTTATTTAACATTAATCTAAGCATTTGCTTTTCTATCATAGAACATCTCCTTTATTTCATCTGTATTATAATATTTTAAATCATCTGTTAATGGTTTTACAATAACATTGTCAAAACCAGAAGATCTTAAATCTTTTGCCATATCATATGCTTTAGTTGTAGCATCTCTGTCTAGACATATATATAAATTTTTGTAAGGTCTTAAATGTGATTTGTGTACTTCTTTTAAACTTGTACCCATTATAGCAATACCAGTTAATATATTTGATACTGCACAAGCCGATGGGCAGTCTTCTACAATAACTGCATCATCACAATTACCAGATTTAAACGGCACATCTTTATTACCGTACATAAACCATTTAGGATAAACATTTTTATTTAAACCTCTACCAACTGCACCTACTATTTTATTCGAGTGTCTATTACGAACTAAAAAAACTACCCTGTCTTGTTTAACATCATATTTAATTTCTGCTCTATGCCAAGCCCAAGCCTCCCAACAATTATTTTTATGTAAATAATTCATAGCCTTTTTATTAGAAAAAATAGATTGAAAACTATCTGGTGTCTCAAATTCATTAGATTGATTACAGAAACTACCACTTCCTGTAAAAACTTTTACTACATAATCCATATTTTTTTCTCCATCTTTTTTACCTTTAGCTGAACACGAGGCATGAAAACAATACCAACTTAATTTATTTTCTGTAGTGTCTACTGACAAAGTATTTTTGTTTTTGCAAAATGGACAATCCATTCTAATCTGTGAATCTGGTGGAACAAAAAGACCTTCTACTACTGCTAGTTGTTGCTTATAATTCAAAGAAGAACTCTCTCTGGTTTTATATCTTCATATGTAAGTATATACATATCCTGTGTATGAAAACTATCTGGTTCTATCTTTAATAGTTTTTCATTTAGATATAATGCAACTTCATTTTCTATTTGTTCTAGTGTTGGTTCTGGAGACTCTACTGATTCTCTTGGGAAGGCTATTATCCCAGTCGCAAAAATTCCCATTCCTCGAAGTATTATTTTGTATTTTTTCATTGTTATCCTCTCTATCACATTTTTTTGATTTTGTCAAATCATTTTTAACAAAATGTAGTTTATATCCACGTTCTTTTAATTCTTTAATTCTTTTAGGAGTCCAGTAATACATTATCTGCTTATTCCATTTGTTAAGACTTGTCTTACTATTGTTGTCCAAGGATTCATATCTTTTTTATTAGCACTACAAGATGTTAGTAGTAATACTATAATTATAACTCTAATCATTTTTTTCTTTTAAACAGTCATCACAAATTAAATCAAAATCATTTTGATTAATGTCTTTCATTGTTCCATATAATTGAACATTGTTACATTTTGAACAAATATCAAAACCCTGTGCTGGATTGTCTTTCATTATTTTTCTTTGTTGTTGTTCGCTTAGTTTCATTAATGCTCCTTGTAACTTACTTGTTTAACTGAACGACTCCAACAAGCACGACAACTACCACACTCACCATCTTGTTTGTAAGCAGGGCATTCTCTACCTATTGCAGGTTTATCTTTGTGTACACCAGAAGTCCACTTCCAAAAACTAGGTGGTTGACTATCTACTTTAATTGCTGACACACGCAAACATAAATTCTTTGGTACATCTTCTTCTTTGATGTCTTTTATAAATTGATACTCTCTTGTGGCTAGCCAATATTTTATATGCTTTGTAAGTTCACATACTTCAAATATTTTCATAAGATGTGAGAAAGATTGTAAATCTCCAGAGTCAAACCAACGATGAAAAAGCCTTGATTTATCTAGGTTTTTGTACTTTAAGGTCAATAATTCTGACATATAATCTACCCACTCTGGCATCTCAATAGCCTTACGTCTTATCTCATGTGCATTAAATACATTTTTAAATGCGTAATGTCCTTTAAGTGCATAGCATTTATTACAGATAGTACCTTTTATCTTTGCTAACTTACTACCAGTATGGCAATGTTTTGCAGATATACCCCACGCATACGAGGGCATCTTACTTGGATTAGATAGTGTGCCTATCTTTTTTTCTATATCTTTTATCTTCATATTACCAACCTTTCAAAAAGTAATCGTATATTCTATCTGCTACTCTTTTTCTTTTAAGTACTATACATAATGCAACCATATAACCTACATCATATGTAATATTAGCAAAGTCTTCTATTATATCTTTTTCCCTTTTTAAATCAAAGAACATACTCCTAATAGTATGCATAGTTTTTTTCTTGTTCATATTAATATAACTCCTACAATAAAGCCAATGATAAACCAAACAATCTCTGTTCTATAATACAATGACCAAGTATTAAGTTTTCTTATTAATGCTTTCATAATATCCTTTATTAACTAAATATTCATATAATTTTTTGCAAGTCTTTGGTGTCTTATCTCCTAATTTAAAGTTACCTATAACTGCTTTTGCAAATGAAGTATATCCAGTTACTCTTGGATTAGTCATAAGCATTCCGTGTTCTGCCTGCATTTTTAATGCACGTAATAACATATTTTGTTGAAGTGTATATCCATCTTCAAATACATGTGTTCTTAAATCTGTCATTGATTCTCCTTTGTTTGATTTGTTATATTAACATAAAAACTCTGGAAAGTCAACTCCAGTATACTTTGCAAATTTTTTCTTTTCACCAATATAATATTGTTTGTATGCAGTAATATAATCTTTATGCTTATACTGGTCGGGCATACATTGTGGTGGTGGTGTAAAATTACCAGTTAAGTCATGCCAATATTTATACTTACTATGAAATAAATTTGATATACGTATTGTTGTGTGTATTTTTTTATATCTGACTGTGTATTGATATATTAATTGGTCTAGTAATTGTATTGTCCAAAAAAAATTAGCACCACTATTTCCAACCCATATAGTCATAGGGTGTTTGGGAAAAGCAGTTTTATATAATTCAGTACCATTGTCAAAGTGTCTATGATAAGCAGTTGATAACATCTGTGCAGTTTCTAATATCATTTTTACTACGTGCTTATCAC